TTAAATTTTATCCGCGTGGTGCATCAGCACAAATTTATCCCACAACTGTTCTTCTGTCTCGACATGCGCCGGATCTTTCACAATAGTATTGGGGATCGGGCACACCTTCTGGCAGGTTGGTGTCTCGTAGTGCCCTACGCATTCGGTACACTTATCGCTGTTAATCTCGTAGATATGATCTCCCATTGAAATCGCCTCATTCGGGCATTCGGGTTCACACATATCACAATTAATACAGCGTTTAGTAATTAGTAAAGACATTTCAATGTATTACCGTTAAATCATTTTAAAATCAGTAAGTTGTATCGAGTTTATATGCTTTACTGTCATTAACTTACTGTATGTTGATCCAGTGTATTTAACCTTGATAAACTCAGTCCAGCAACACAAAACCGCAACACATTGCATTTTGTCCCGTAGAAAAGACTTGTATGTGTGAGCTTGTTTTCTGCGCCTACGCAGATAAGGATTGAGAATGCCGCGCACTGTAACACATAATCCGGATAGCCCCAATAATGACGATGTTTTAGCCGCATCTGAAAAATGGGACGCCTGTAAACCCCCCTATACCAGCGCACACATGAAAATCTGTGTTGCTGCCGCCAAAATCATCCTCGCTGCTTCCGGTGTGGCTCGCCGTTCCAAATACGAAAAAGAGAACTATCTCCGTATCGATTTCAGCAAAGCCGGTAAGGTTACATTTTACGCCGAGTTTCCAAAAAAGATGGGCCTCAAAGGTAAAAAGCTCGGCGAGTGGCCGGAGCTCGCTATCCAGCTGGCGCGCGAAAAAGCACTAGGTATGGCTGACGGTGGACTGCGGGCAGAGTCCGTACATGCAGCGCTGGAAATGTACCGGGATGACCTCAAAGCCAAAGTAGCCCGGCAGAAGCTGAGCCCGGACAGTTTCACAACCTACGGGGTGCGTATCGACCGGATTAAAGCAACGTTCGGCGAGCGCGAGGTGTTCAGCGACGTAACATACAGTCGGCTGGTGGAAGTGCTGGACGAGTGGATCGCCACTCGCTCGAACAATAACGCCCTGGAGTTGTTTGCCGAACTCCGTCGGTTCTGGAAGTTCTGCGCACCTACTCTTTGCAACGGCCGCAATGTTGCCGCCAGTTTGCCAGATGATTATGTTTCCTCCCGCGTACAGAAACCCACCCCCACACGGCTTTTTACCGATATTGAATCAATCGCCCGACTCTGGCTCAATGTTGCTGCCTGCACCTCTGTACACCAGAAGAATGCTGTTCGCTTCATGATCATCACTGGCGTTCGTCCGATTAATGTCCATAACCTGCGCTGGGACTACGTTCACGAGGAGGCTGGTGAAATTGTTTATCCGGAAGGGGTTATCGGCATGCGAGGGGCTATGAAAACACAAAAGGCTTTCCGCCTGCCGATAACGCCTGAGATCCGGCGGATTATCGACGAGCAGAAAGCCTGGCGTGATTCAGTTCCTGAGTGCAACAGGGATTATGTATTTTTGCAGCCACGTGATCCAATGCAGCCATTTTCAAAACGATCACTGGATAAGCTGGTGAAAACATACAGCCCGGACGGGGCTGTAAAAGGAATAAAACATGATGGGACTGTTAAAGGGAAAGACGGTGCATTTAATACGATGTGCCGTAAATTCCTTAAGAGCAATGTTATTGCCTTGATGAAGGAAAGAGGCTATTCCCGATCAGACCGAAGGGAAATCAGCCTCCTTTGCCTTCACCACTCCAGCAAGTCAGATGACCCGATGGCAGAACATTACGACTTTTCTGATGAGATTTTACAGGAAGAGATTGCGTTAAAGCGCGAAGCTTTCGAGGCTCACGAGCGGAGCATACTTGCGCAGGTGGCATTGCTACGGCGGCGAGGTTAATACTGGCTGCGACATTTTTGAATAAAAGCGTCGACATTTCGGCGCTCATAACGAACTACTTTTGCACTGAAACGAATTGGTGCCAGGATAGCCCGATGACGATGCTTAATATTCCACTCACATAGCGTTTTCTGTGTAATACCTAACTTTTGGCATACTTCATCCGGGGTGAGTAAATCGTCGGGTTTCTCGCTCATGCTATACCTCTCTTTTTCATGGCATCGAGCAGGATGTCCTGCACTGTTCGTTTTGAGTTGCGCCGCTCCATCACCATTTCGTCCATAGTGTCGGCAGCAATAATGTGGTGAATAAATACCGGACGATTGTGTCCGGCCTGTATCTGTCTGGTTGGGCCGATACGTTCAATAATTTGCTGATACTGCTCCAGGTCCCACCAATGTGAGAAAAATACCAGTATGTTTCCGCCGTCCTGCATGTTCAGACCGTGGCCCGCGCTGGCTGGGTGTGCAAAGAGAACAGGAATCTTTCCGGAATTCCAGTCACGTAGTGTCTGTGGATCCTGGTCGAGGTGACGACCGCGAGGAAATGCTTTAAGCAAGCGTTCAAGATCGTGTTTCCAGTGATAAGCAACCAGCACAGGTGCGCCAGCTGCTTCGGTCAGTATGCTGTCCAGCGCCTGTAGTTTGGTGTCATGCAGTTCTGACCAACTTCCGGTGTCATCTGTGTATACTGCGCCGCTGGCGATTTGCAGACACTTCAGTGTCTTTGCCGCGGCGTTTGGTGCTTCGATGCCTTCGCCATTCAGCTCGAGGAACATTTCCTTTTCCATTTCACGATACTGCTGACGGGCCTTCGGCGGCATATCCACGCGGATTACGTTATGGATGGGGTCTTTGATATCGAACCAGTCGGTCGCATCCAGCGAGAGGGTCACATCGGCTAACGCTCGCTGTATTTCACCCTGTGAGTGAGCAAAAGGCTCCAGTTTGGTCCAGCTCTGCCCCGGAAACTGTATCGATTTGAACCAGCGTGAGGTAAACGCGCCGTAAGTGCGCCCGAGACGTTGCCCCAGGTCCACAAACCACGATTGTCCCCACAAATCTACCAGGCCGTTCGGTGCTGGCGTACCGGTGAGATTTATCCAGCGCCGGACATACTTGTGCGCCACTTTGCCCAGCGCCGCCGCGCGCTTACCACCACCTCGCAGCCGGAAGGATTTTAGCCGGGTGCTTTCATCTGGAATGACAGTACCGAACGGCCATCGTTCTCCCAATTCCTCAACCAGCCAGACAAGGTTATCGTAGTTGATGGTGAACACGCTCGCGTTGTTGTTCGCCAACGCTGCAGAGCGCGCTTTGGCATTACCAACAATTGATTGTACCTCGATATTGCGCAAATGCCCCCACTTCAGTGCTTCATCCGGCCATGTGCTGGCAGCCACGCGCAGCGGCGCGAGAACCAGCGCAGGTTGTGTTTCTGCACCCGCCATGAAGAGGTCTTCCAGCGTAGTGAGTGTCGCTACGGTTTTACCCATTCCCATACCCGCCCAGATGTTGCCGCGCAGAATGTTAGTTTGGTGATTGATTATGAGGTTTTGATAAATTCTGGGGTGGAATATGCTATTCATTAATACACCTATGGTAGAATATGGTCACTTCTCTCTCTCTATATATATATATATATAACTAACGGAGGCGGGTATGCCCCTGGCGAAAATATTTACAAAGCAAGTTTCTTTATTAACTATGTTTTCAGCGTTAGCTTATGCGATGGCATATTATTTTCAGAAAGGTGTCGCATCGTATTATGGCTATCCAGACCTTTTTATTAAAATAGACTTAAATACGCTATTGTATTCGGCTGTGTGGCTTTTGTTTTTTAGTTTTTTATTTCTCGGCGCCTTATATGCGGCGTTGATGTTTGATTTGAAAGGAAAATATTATGTTCCATTTATTGTATTTATAGTTGTTATGCTAATGGCTAATATTTGTATAATAGGATTTCATTGGCCTTTTGGTTATTTCTCCGAAACTTCTGTGATGAGTGTTCAGGATATTTTATTATTTGCTATGCTTTTGTTGAATTATCACAATGTGGTGTCTATGCCAATCCATAGTAAGAGACACGAACATCATATGGAGAGCATTAGAAAATTTGGGAGGCTTGCAGAGTATAAGAACGTATTTTATTATATCGATTTAAAAATCCTAAAGTCAGCTTTTCCTTTAGGGGTGATAACGTTGTTGATATTGAGCTATACATTCGGGAAGGTTACTGCATTTAAAAATAACGAATATTATATGGTAGATGGTAGTAATACTAAAGTGTTGCTCAATTCATTTGGTAGTGGTTTTGTTGTTGGTGATTGTGAGTCAAATAGCGCAAAATTTGAATTTGTTAATGATTTAAAAGGGATGAGATTCACAATTATGTCCTCTAAAAAGGAAATAGCTAAATTAAAAGAGTGTTTCGAAATACGTGTTAAAAATACGGATTAAAGCATAAGTCTTTTATCCTTTATTGCGGCTTAAAATAATGGCTTCCAGATTTTTGCTATCCAGCACCACTACGGTAAAGCCCAGCGCGCGCAACCGTCCGTGTTCGCGCAACTGGTCAGGCCGTGGTGGCTTGCCGGGGGATTTACATTCAACGAAAATGATACGACCGCCGGGTAGCAGAACAATGCGATCTGGTACCGAGCGGCGACCGGGGGATACGAACTTAAAGGCAACCCCGCCAGCCTTTTTTACTTCAGCGACGAGGTGCTTTTCGATTAGGTTTTCACGTTCATAGGCCATTAGCTTTCGCCTTCCTGCTTTTTGCGTTTCTTCATGCAGATAGCGCAGTTCTCAGGATGGTCATGCCATTCATCAATCCTGATACCTATGAACATCCATTTTCCGCATAGTGATATGGCTTCCCCCGAATTAAAGAAATGTGCTTTTTTTGACAGAGCGGGGAACCCCCAACCCTTATTATCGATATTAGACATCGTCCACCTCCTTACGCTTTTCGCGCATGTTCTGCATCAGACAAAAATCAAACCGACGTTCGCTTTGGCCCAGACCTGCATCGCCCGGTCGTACCCGCCGGACTGTTCAAGGTGCAAAGCCTCCCGCACAGTCCGGTAATAAAGCGGACTGTCCCGGTATTTAAATGACATAGGGTTTTTATTCCCAAATAAAAAACCCCGCGATGCAGGGTTGTAATCAACAATAAGGGGTAATTACGAGGAAGCGTTAGCTATTTGAGCTTGTGTAAATTCGAAACCAGAATTTTGTAACCGTTGCACTAGACGAGGAACTGTTTCACGTACATGGTCGTTGAAATTCAGATACAAAATCCCGTTAGCATCAGAAGGCTGTTCTAGGTGCTGTTTCTGAAGGATTGCTACATTGCTGCGCCCTAAGGACGAAAGAAGCATACCCATCTCGAGTACAACGTTCTGTCTTGCGCGGGGTTGGATTTCTGCTTCACCGGCGCGCTTTGAGTATCCCATATCATCAGGTGTCAAAAGAACAATCCCGAAACGGGTAGCAGTTTGTCCTTGCCCAATTTCACGTTCAAGCTCTTCAATAATGGTGAGTCCAGTCCCTCCCGTATTCTGCAAAATGAAATGGTCTGGTAATCCAAGTTTATGAAGGATTAGCTCAAGTTGCTCCTTTGCAGTATGGTCATGGCCGTGAACAATGAATATCTTTTTGGGGAGCTCAGATGGCTGTTCTACGGCTAGTGGTGTTGCCGTGGGCGGCGTTCCTAAATGGGTCATTATTGCAGTTTCAACATTGGGACGTTCTTGAGGGTTACCTTGAAACTGAATGGTCCGGGTGGTGTAAAGGTTAACAATTACGCCATTCGTTAAACGATAGCAGTCACAAGTCTCACGCTGTTCGTGGGAAAAATTGGTGAACCCACACTCCCCCAAAAAGTCAGGAAAAGATTCTCTCGGGTATGGATAGGTGATCGGCATTTCAGTTAGTTCCTGCATAAGTATTGTTCCTTTAATTTACTCGAATTCAGCATGTCGCCATAGCTCGATAAGGTGAGTTATATCAATCTTTTTTGTAGTGGTACGCCTCAAAACCGCCAGCGTTCAGTGGGATATCGGGCGCCCATTCGGGGTCAGTGGAGAGAAGCGCGGAAAGCGCTTTATCGTTGAAATCTTCTGTGTCAGGTGCTTCGGTGATCACCTCGTCGTGTACCGTCAGCACAATGCTGTAACCGGCATCTTCGATAAGCGGCATGTTTCCGGCCAGAATGTCGCGGGCGGCCGCCTGGGTGATGTTCTCCACCAGCTTTCCGCCGTAGGTTTTGAGTCGTTGCCATTTACGCGAATAAGAGTTAACCCCCATGTAGGTGATATTCCCTTTTTCGATAACCGGAGACGGGTAGCATACAGCGCGTCCTGATGGTAGCTGTATGCGCAGCCACGCGCCATCGCGGCGGATTTTAAGATAACCGCAATACAATGTTTTTTGCGGTGTGGCGATTGCAGTGCGGACGGTGCGCTCCAGTTCGTACCAGAAATCACAGGTCGCGGGATGCGCCCGGCGCCAGAGACGTTTAAGTGAGTCGCAGGCGATAAATACCCGTTCAGAAAGCCCGTAGGTTGACTTGCGTTTAACCGATTCGTCGTACCAGCTTTTCGCCTCGTGGATAACATCGCGGGGAATGTTTGGTAGTGCGGCGTTCGCCAGCTCGTCGAGATCGAGACCGTAAACCAGTGCAAAAGTGATGAAGGCCGACACACCACCACCATAACCCAGACCGAGTTCCATGACTTTACCGATCTGACGCATGTGTTTATCAACATCATCTGGTGCAATATCGAAAGCTTTTGCATACGCCAGTTTATATAAGTCCGGACCCGTTCCGGCGTCGTACTCTCTGAATGCATTCAGTTTCCATTCTTCTCCCGCCAGCCATGCCAGCATACGGCCTTCAATGTTCGACAAGTCACTTACCACCAGCTTTTTGCCTGTTGGCGCGATAATGCAGCCACGTAACGCTGAACTGGTTAGTTCCATGATATTGTCAAACAGCAGGTCTGCACATCCGGCTTTCAGTGCTTCGATGCCTTCGTCTATTTGTTCCTGTTTTAGTGAAGGGCGGGGAAGGTTCTGGGGCTGGAATAGCCGTCCGGCCCAACGACCGGTACGTGACGCCCCGCAGAACTGTAGCGTACCGCGTAAGCGCCCGTCGTGGCTTACGCCTTTCATCAGTGCCTTGTATTTACTGGTGCTGGTAGTACTGGCCTGCAGGCGGATAGCCAGCAGTTCTTTCACGGCAGATGGTAAATCGGGGTCGGCAATACGACGTTCCAGAGTACTGCGTTGCATGTCTGGTAGCTCCACACCGTAGGATTCAACAATGTGCTTAATCAACGCGTCTCGTTGTGTGGCTGCCTGCACTTCGCCATCAGTCATTTCCTGTGTACGCTTTGCCAGGCGCTTTTGTTCCTGGTCTACCGCGTCGATCGCAGCGCGTGCGAGTTCCACGTCCATGCAGACGCCCCGGTCATTGATCTGCTGATCACGATGCCAGAGCGTCAGTTCTGTCCCCTGATAATTCCACTTCGGCAGACGTTTATAGACTTCGCGCATTGCCTCGATATCCAGTCCGGCGTAAGCAACAAAGCGCCGCCATTCTTCCGGGTGGGTTTTGCTGGTGGCACGGCGCAGTTTGCTGTTTTTCGGGCGGGGCTTACAGAACAGCTGGATCAGCGCTTTACCTTCTTTGTCCTTCGCTTTGTCTTGCGGGACGCCTAGTACTTCGCAGAGTTCCCCCAGAGACCCCGGGAGACCGTGCGCCAGCGCCTGCACCATTGTGTCGCGCCAACGTTCGACTGGCGGTGCCAGGCGCGGCATTGCATAACGCAGGACGGTGCGGTCGAAGTGAGAGTTATGGAAATAAAGCAGGGTTTCAGGGTCTGCGATTGCTTCGTATAAGCCGTGTGGAATACCACCACCGGCAGTGATATCCCACACGTTTACGGGCCCGTCGTTGATAGCCCATGCGAACAGCATCACTTCAACGCCTTCGGCATACGCATGGGTACCGTTCGTAATAGGGATTTCGCAATAGGTTTCTAGGTCACCCCATAGTATATTGGACATAAAATAACCTTGTGTGATATATGGTTATGTAGGCGTAAATAAACAAGGAGACGGCGGTGTTTAGCTTTGGTATCGGAATACTTTCATTGATAGGTATTATTGCTTTCCCCATTCTTTATATTTTAGGGAGAATAGTTCGGGCTGGTGGCGCATGGCTCGAACGTGAAGAAGGTCCTAAGGATCGTGTTCTTCCCAAAATTATAATTTTTGCGCTTATTGGGTTCTTTCTTGGGTGTTTGGCTCAGCCTGTATGGGACAGCATTTCGGCATGTAGAGACTATGGCAATCCAATAGGGAAATGTCTTTTTAAATTCAATGAATTTTAATTTTTAGTATTGCGGTAGGCTGGTTTGGATAACTATTTTCTTAAGCCAGCCTTTGTTATAAGAAATATTAAGCATCTACCCCTTCGTCAGAAGGGAGGCCGATCATTTCGTTGAGAGTTTCGCGTCGTATAGCTGGCGGAAGCGGAGCAGATGGTGCATCGGCTGGCAGAAGTTCTTTAGCTTCAGGCCACTCTTCCAGCAGGCGCTTAACTGTGCGCACTTTACTGAGTGCAGCGCTGACATTCTGTCGAATGTCTGACTCATCGCTCTGTATCTGCTCATAAAGTGCATCAAACCCGTAAAACTCTGTAACTAGAGGGTCATTTGCCAGAAGGGTAAATTCCCCCGGCGCGATTTTGTGAATATGGTCTGGTGACCCTGATTCATATCCTCGATAGTTACCGTTGAAATAGACGGTAACCCGAGAACCTGCCAGATTCAGACACATGTAACACTCTTTCCTGATAATATTATTGGCGGTTTTTAATGCTTCGGGGAATTTTGATACCAGTGTTTCTATTTTTTTTATAATTTTTAATATTTCAGCTTCTTTCTCTACGCCCCCGATAGCTGCAAGCCGAACACGTTCGGCCCATTCAACACGAGCAGCTCGTAGTGCTGATTTACGTTTGGGGATACCCGCTTTCTCAAGTGCGTTATTGATGATTTGAGTTTTAAGGTGATTAGTTAATACGGGCTGTGACATTATTCTTTCCCTCATGAGATACCCCCAGCACGTAGCTGGGGGATGAATATTTTTAAATTAGTGCTTCAGCATCAGCACCTTCGCTGATATCGTCGAAATCGTCAGCGCTTGCCACTCCGCCGCCAGCGAATGCATCGCCGTCTCGCAGGAACTGGACTCCGCCGAGTGAGGCATTAATGCGTTTACCGAAATTATTGTCCTGTGCCCAGATATCGATAACGGCGTTTACATAGCACCCTGCATAGGGACGTCCGTCAGCCTGAATAAGTGGCGAACGATCGCGATCAAGAACAGCTGGGCGCGCTTTGTTAGCAGCATTCAGGAAGAAATTACCGGGGAAGCCTTCATACTCTGCTTTTTCATCACCATCATGCAGGCACAGATTGAGTTTTTTCTCCAGCTGGTTATAAATGGGCTCCCACTTCTCTCCCCATTTTTCCTTCGCTACCTGCTTCATAGCTTTACGGATTTCTTCCAGTTGTGGGTGTTTGGGTGACATTAAAAATACTGCGGAGAAACGTGGATCGCCTTCGCCGTTTACAGTTTTAGCTTCAAACAGAGACGGGAAGGCCAGACGAACATTGTTCAGCTTCAGTTTCATGGGTATTTCCTTAAATCAGATGAGGTCTGCGGTTAGCGTATCGTCGGATACGTCGTCGAAATCATTTATAGGGTTGATATTGAGTGCGGGGCGTGGGTCTGACTCGGGAACGACGGTGGGTTTACCATCAGCTCGTGTTATCAGTGCCTCGACTTTTGACCAACGGCGCGGACTGGCCTTTTTGATAAGTTTTTCGGCTTTTGTGGGGCTAATAAGTTTAAAGTCGAATACTTCTTCAGTTTTGTACCTGAACTGGTCCTTCAGAAGTGCGCGAGCTGCCTCTTCATCACTCCAGGCCCGGTTACCTTGTTTTCCTGTTACCAGTTTAAACCCCGGTACCGGATGTCCGGCATTGAGTTCATTGTGAACCCGGTCTCGTACTGCCTTTAGCCAGGATTCAATAAAGTCGGCCTGGCTATAGATCTCCGCAAGCTGCTCAATGGTTAACAGAGGTACACGTGCGCTGGCATTGGTGATTATTTCGCTGACAGGCTTTGTCAGATCTTCAAAATCGCTGGCCGCTGTTTGTAAATGCTGCATTTTCTGGGCAGTGCAAATAGCTTTTGCTTTACAGAAGCGGCACTGTTTTTCTCCAGGTATGAAGTTTTCCAGCGGTAGTGTCTCAATGCCTTCGCATTCAGCAATATTGAGAACAAGGATCGCACTGGTTGCGGCCTCCTGTGCCCGTTCACCGAAAGACTGAAGTTCCTGTACGGTTAACGACCATTCTGAAACGTGGTTGAGCCTTGGCTGGTGAATAAATAATCTTACAGTCTCAAAGTCATACAGCATGCTGAATTGTTCGAGTGCACCCAGGGCATACAGTTGTAGTTGCTCATTTTGTTCTGCATCAATGCGGACGCCTTTGCCATATTTCAGGTCGTGGATTTGTAATTCGTTACCAGCGATGATTATGCCGTCGGCAGTTCCGAAAGATTCTTCCACACCCGTTATATGTGAGAAATCAACACGTTGTTCAACCAATAGTTCATTATTCTGTGCAAGAGTCCAGACCGTATCAACATACCGGCCAACGGCTTCGACCATTTCATCATCCACCTGTGGGCCAGATGTATCATCAGGATTTTCGCGAAGGGGGTATGAGCCGAGAAACATAGAAACATTGCATCCGGCGTAGTGTTCCGGGTGGCTTTGCCTGTTTCGTAGAACTTTTTCAGCAAGCGCGTGCGCTGCAGTGCCCTCGATTGCAAAAGTTGTTTCTTTATCCGGTTGTGTGGCCTCCAGCGCCAGACTTCCTGGGCAGCGCATCCATCGATGCGCTGATGATGGAGAAAGTTGTGCGTGAACGTCTGGCATGATTAACCCTCCAGTGCTTTTTCAGCCAGGGTGATTACTTCAGCGAGATTTTCATCCGTTACTTCACCAAGTTTCCTGGCTCCCTGTTTTTCCAGAATTGCAATAGCTTCTGCCCGGTAGCCCCCTTTTGCTAACTGGAGGATCAACCCTTCAGCTTGTTTGCGTAGTGCCGCGAAATCAATTGTATGGTCATCTTTGGCGTCATGATTCTGGCTGGAATTTGCTGCGTCTCTGCGTGCAAATTCTTCCTGCAGCTGAAGGTACTCAACACGGTTGATCTCGATATGGCCTTTTTTAAGCATCTCGTTCAACTTGCGTAAGGTGTGGAGTTCACTGGCTGCTGTGCCGGATACATTTTTGACGTAAAACGGCCCCGTGCGTTCTCCATCTTTGTCACTGGCCTTTTTCGGCTTAACTTCATCACGCCCATCTGCAGGTGCATCAAGTAGCTGCTCGGCAAAAGCGCGTCGCTCGCCGATGGTTGGCAGGTCGTCCCAGAACTTAAGAATGTTACGGGACAGGTCCAGGAGAGCAGGTTTAAGCAGCGCCCTGGCTCGTTTGACGCCCTGCAATGCGCTGTCGAGAGCATCAATCTGAACTACTCGTTTATCGCCTTCAGCATCACGGTAGGCAACAGCACGTTGCAGCATATCTTCTGTGATAGGGGTGGCTACCGGGTAGAAACCAGCCAGTGCGATAACGTCGCTGAACTCCAGATCATCCAGTGTCATTGCCGCTGACATATTTTCAGTTTCAGTTGCTGTATCCCGACATTCCTGCACTCGTGAAATTGTGTCAGGATGCATAACAATACCTGATGCCATTGTGCGGATAAGACGTTCAAGCAGCGCATTATGTTGTGCCAGAAGTTGATTATTAAGTTCTAGACTGGTTTCTAAACTCATACTGTGGTCCTCGCTACAAGGAGAATGAAAGTGATGATCAGACCGAGCGCAGTGGCAACGGCCAGACCGGTCATCAAATCGAAGTTTTTACGGCGATAACGGAGAACATCGCGCCCCGTCAGTCGATGGAGGTATTCAGGTTTCATCGGTTGTATTCCTTTTTTCATATCGGGGAGCACGCTGTTGCGAGTGTGCTTTCAGACATAAAAAAGCCCGTCACGTGAGGCGGGCAAAGACTACACACAGCAATTACATGGAGGATTCAGAGGATTGTTATGGGTGAAGGACGACGGTATCCATTCGGTTAAAACAAGTATTGGTCGCAGAACCTGTATGTTTGTTAACTAGAGTCAGGCTAACGTTATGCTGGTCGCGGTCAGCTTTTTGGGTAACCTCCATTATCCGTTTTCCACTGAATTCAATTTTGTCGCCGATAGCCAGGTCATTAACCAGTTTATATTTAGGCATCTTGTGATTCCTCATTCAGTTCACTTTGGTGGTTCGGCGGCTTCGACTTGTATTAATTAGACAGTGCTTCGCCGCACCCCAAAGGGAACTTACTGACCCGTATTGCCGACATCCTGTCCCGCCACGGTCCCGACGCATGGTTTAGAGTCGCGCCGTTCGACTTGTGGTTTAAATATCTGTGTATAGATATCTTAACTTCACGCATATAGTTAAGACCTCTAAACTCACAAAGTCAAGTGCTGCGGTTAAGAAAAGTGAACTTTTTCGGATAGGTAAAGAAAAGCCCGCTTAGGAAGCGGGCATGTGGTATAGAGTGAATTTACGCTCAGAGCAGAACGGAGTACCAAAATACTTGGCCTATAATCCTGATTTTATTAGCCTCTTGATTAAAATACTCTTCGTCTGCGTATTCATCCCTATTGAAAGAGCGTATCCGGAGTCCGCTTGGGAGACGGTACAATAGTTTGACACGAAGTAATCCGTCTTGGTCTATAGCGTACATTTGACCATCTTTTACACCTGTTTTTGATGTATCTATGCCGACGACAGCGCCATCCGGTAATACCGGTTCCATGCTGTTGCCGTGGATGCTGACACAAGCCGCACAATTTACGTCAACACCTGCTTTGCGCAACGTTGAACGGGCGAATCTTAACTTACATCCCATTCGATCTATATCAACATAAGTACCATTACCGGCAGACAGTTCAATTTCCTGATAGAACGGTATTTCCACTTCATCATCCTCTAATGGTGTTGATGAGTCCCATACAGAAAACCCCCCTTCAACTTGTGCATTAGAATGTATTTCTTTGGTATCGCTTGTTTTGCCTGAAAGTAGCCACTCTGGAGAAACGTTCAATGCTTCGGCCAGATTTATAAGATTTTTCCCGTTAGGTGTGGTGTTTCCGGATTCCCATTGTGAAATCGTGGCTTTAGTTAGACCAATACGTTTAGCAAGCGCATCCTGCGTTAGGTGGACATTGCGACGAGCCTCGCGAATACGATCATTAATCATGGTTTTACCCTCATATAGTTTAGTTAGCTTAACTTAATCAGGGTATCGCTTTCTTGACTTATTGGTTTAGTTTTCTTAACCTCATATAACCATATATTTCCTGGGTAACGGTTATGAAAAAAGCAGAAGCAATTGAGCTTGCAGGAAGTAAAGCGAAACTAGCGAGACTATTGAAGGTTTCCAAAGGCGCCGTATCTCAATGGGGGGAGGAAATCCCAGAGCTAAGAGCTCTTCAACTTGAAAAGATTTTGGAGCAAAAAAATGTAGTCAAACAAAAAGGCGTAACCCATGTCTGATAACAAACCATGGGGAGCTACGCCCGATGAGTGGTTCCACTTCGATCTGGTGTTGGGGATGACAGACAGGCTTTTACCTGTGGTGTCCAATCCCTGTGCAGAACTGTCGCCTAATAGCAAGCTGTCTCATAATTTCGGCAAAACCCCCAGTCGCTACAATGGCCAACGTAAGGTTGTTGGTATCCCCGACTGGGCTAACTATGTTGTTACGGAAAACGATTTTGCCCGGTGGTCGAACGAACCCGATTACGGTATTTGCGTTCGTACTGGCGACGGGGTGGTGGCTCTGGACTGCGATATCAATGACGCCGGGATGCAGGAGATCGTACGCAATATTATCCTATCATGCCTGGGGGAACTTCCGCCACGTCGCTGGCGGGCTGACAGTCATAAATGCCTGTACCTGATTGCTGTTGATGGCGACTACCGTAAACGTGGTCACCGCCTGGAAGGCGAAAACAAACAAATAGAGCTGCTCGCTAAGGGCCAGCAGTTTGTGGCTTGTGGTACCCATCCGGCAGGCGAACGTATTCAGTGGGACTGCGGTTTGCCCGGCGAACCTCTGAAAATTACATCTGAACAGCTCGAAAGCCTGTGGCAGCGTCTGGCGGATAACTTACCCGTGAAAGACAGCTATACCGCAGGTGCAGGACGTCAGCGTGACCTTTCCTGTGTTGATCCTTCCGCGACAGATGATGTCGCCGACTGGCTTGACGCGAACGGGTGGACTCTGTCAGTCAGCTCTGATGGTTCCCGCAATCTGAAACCGTTTCGGGATGAGTCAGAATACAGCAACGGTTGCAGCGAAACATCCATTAAGTATTTCCCAAAAGGGACGGGGGGATTTGAACAGGGACATTTTAAAAGCATGCACAACACCGATGCGGGGCTTACTGATGCCGACTGGCTGGAAGGCTACGGCTATACGCAATCCCTGTTCGAAGATCTCACGGTGGTTGAAGATGGCGATAAGCCTGAATTTACCGATATTAATACAGATATGACAGCTCATTTTCTGGAACGCTTTATCTACGTTATCGAGGGTGACCAGGTATGTGATCTTAGCCGACCGCCATATCAGTGCATGATGGATATGAAGTCGTTCAAAAACCTGATGGCGCCTTACCAGTTCCCGCCAGAAGGGAAAGGGCAACCAACTCCCGCAACCAAACGGTGGATAGAGCATCGGCATAAGAAGATTGCTGAGACGACAGGCTATAAGCCCGGTGCGGGACGTATTATCGAGCGTTTCGACGGGCGGTTTGAGATAAACGAATTTTATATGCCTGAGCATCCACGTACAGCGGATACAAGTAAGGTGTCCACGTTCCTTAATCATATGGCGTATCTGGTACCTGATGCCTGGCAGCGCGAGTTTTTCATCGCCCGTCTGGGGTGGATGGTTCAGCGTCCGGAGCGTCGATGCCCGATTTCTATTCTGCATGTGGCTACCGCACATGGTACGGGCAGAGGATGGGTCAGTCAGTTAATGGAGCGCGTGCTTGGCCCGTGGAACTGTGCTCGTACTCGCATGAAGATCCTGTGCGATAACCAGTTCCATGACTATCTGTACAATACGCTTCTATGCACCATTGACGAGGTGCGCGAAAATGATAAGCGGTATGAGGTGAACGATAAGATCCGTGACGTGCTGACAGAACCACGGTTTGAAGTGAACCGCAAATATGGCAGCAAAAAAACGATGGATATATACACCGGCTTTCTGTTCTACACCAACCACTTTGATGCGCTGGCGCTGCCAGAGGAAGACCGACGTATAGCTGTGCTGGGGGGCCCTGACTTCGCCGCAACTGAAGAGCATTACGCCAGCCTGTACGGTGCGCTAAGCGACAGCGACTTTATCGCCCAGGTGTACTGGTATCTAATGGGCGTTGACCTGTCTCGCTTTAACTGGCAGCGCGCCCCCGAGACGAAAGAACGCCTTCTGATGATTGAAAGCAATAAGAGCGATGTGGAGGCTGCTCTTATTGAAATCCTGGATAATCCGCCTGTGCCAGCAATGACTTATCAACAAATTGTTAACGCAATACTGGCAGAAGCAGGAATGGATGTAGAAATTAACCAGAAGCATATTACTCGCATTTTGAAAGAAAGAACAAAACGTGAAGCAGTGAAACTAAAAGTGGACGGCATGACTGTTCGCATGTGGATGCTTGCAAAAAATTGCGACTTCAATAATGAGGAATTGCGTGAAATATATAAAACATGCGAAATTTTGCAATCTGGATTGTAAAAAGGTGGCAGCAAGGTGGCAGATAAACGACTAACTGCCACCTTAAAAAGTGCATATAAATCAATTTGATACTGTAAAAAGGTGGCAGGTGGCAGTAGAATTTAAATTATATACGCGAGAACTTATATTTTATGTATTATGCGATCTCTTATATATATATATATAACTAAAACTATCTGCCACCTGCCACCAAAATAGCCCGGAGCCTTACGTGGCGTGCGTTTCAGGAGGTGGCAGATAGCTATTTAACTGCCACCTAACTGCCACCCGGAAATTAACTTGAAAAAATTAGCAAATAACTAAATGAGGATACGACGATGTCAAAGATATTCCGCCAATGTATGCCTTACGGTATCCGCAAAACAGCTGAGGGGGCTTGGGAAGCATTCAACAGAGACTACCAGCCCTTAGGGGAGGCTTTTTTCTTCAAAAGAGCACTAACGCAGGCCACTCGAGATGTGTTGGCGCCACCGCCGGTAACTCAGCGCGACGACTGTGTATGGCTGTATAGCGATATCGAGCACCCGATGCACTCTGAGGCTTACTGGAAAGCGTATTGCCAGCGGCTTAAACATCTTTCTAACCTCAAAATGAAAGATGAACGGTAAGTAGCAAAACGTAGAGGTCAGAGCTATGCGTAATATTCAACAGGTTTTAGAGCGCTGGGGGGGCTGGGCAGCGAGTGAAGGTGGTAGCGTCTACTTTCCTCCTGTTGCAGCCGGGTTTAAGAATCTGCTACCCGCGACGCAGTCTGGAAGGCTGAAATGCAGTGACAATGACGGTCTTATCATCAACTCCGCTATGAGCTGCCTGAAGAAAAAAGATCCGTATCTGTGCACGCTCCTTGAGTGGCATTACGTCCAGGCCATGCCCGTGCGGGCGATGGGTGAGAAGCTCGGCGTATCTCACACCCACGTTCTGAAGAGGCTTCAGGCGGCAGAGGGATTTATTGACGGTTGCTTAGCCATGCTGGATGTGGTGCTCGAAATGGATCAGTCGGTTCAGTCAAAGCCTCAGGCTATCAGGACTTTGCGTAGGAGCTGCTCGGCGGCATAATATCCAGCAATCAATCACGTAAGGGAACCAGATGGCTCTGATCAGCGTTCGCAACAGATTTGAAAGCTTCATGGAACAGAGGTACCCAGACCTGTCGTTGCAGGTCAAGGGTAATATTGGCGCATCAATGAAGGCTCAACTTGGCATCAGGATTGAACGAGAATTGTACAGTGAAGATGTTACTTACTGTGATTCAGCAGTTCAGTTGATGTGGACACTCTTTCAGGCAGGTGTTCTGGCCGAACGAAGAGCTACCAGCGTTACGCTTCCTGCGCTGAAGGCAAAGCCGGATAGCTTCTACGATGCGGGTTATAACGAAGGTATTCAGGACTGTCGTAAACATCTGACGGCATCAGGCATCAAGGTAAGATAAAAAATAGTTGTGGAATTCCAAAAAGCCGATTAGCCTGATATCTGTTGAAAACAGTTCATCACGAAGAGGCTCCCGCAAGGGGGCCTTTTTTAATGCGCTATTCTCAGTAAAAGTTAATAAAACAGGGTTTTCGTCGCGAAAAAACGCTATGCAGTTTTTGCCCTTTTTTATGCACCTTTTATTCACTCGAATTTCGTCATTCTGGACCACTTAAGTTGATTAAATAGGCCTTTCATCGCAAATCTATTGCGAGCGGGGATCGTGTGGTTCCTATAACGTACATTATGTTAAATAACTTCCTTTTTTAACAAATTTAACAAGGTTCGCTATGGCGAACTTTTTTTGTATTCAGGGCCCACCGAAGGACGGCTCATAACCCAATCCTGCGGGCGTATACGCAGGGCCCGCCTTTCAACAACACCCCGTAATGGCGGAGGTGGGAAGTATGAAAATGCACAATGCTCCTCATTCCTGGCCTGACTTACTGGAACTCTTACAAAGTTGGTGGCGTGGAGATACGCCGTTGGGCGCAGTGGTTATGTCAATTGTTATGGCTGGCTTGCGCATTGCCTATTTTGGCGGTGGCGGCGGCTGGAAACGAAAAACGCTTGAGATTTTGCTCTGTGGTGCTCTGACGCTGACCTTTGCATCCGCTCTTGAGTATGTTGGATGGCCTAAATCTCTTTCTGTTGCCATTGGTGGTGGTGTTGGGCTGATCGGTGTCGATGCTATTCGTGGGGCTGCAATGCGAGTAATCGGTAACAAGTTTGGTGGCTCTAAGGAGTAATTCATGCAGACACTAAATTCCCAACGTAAAGCTTTCCTGGATATGGTGGCATGGTCAGAAGGAACGGATAACGGGCGACAACCGACACGTAATCACGGTTATGACGTTATCGTCGGAGGTGAGTTGTTCACTGATTACTCCGATCACCCTCGCAAACTTGTCACTCTAAACCCGAAGCTTAAATCAACAGCCGCAGGCCGGTATCAGCTTCTTTCACGCTGGTGGGATGCCTACCGCAAGCAGCTTGGCCTGAAAGATTTTTCGCCAGAAAGTCAGGACGCTGTGGCATTGCAGCAGATTAAAGAGCGTGGCGCTTTACCGATGATTGATCGCGGTGATATCCGTCAGGCTATCGATCGTTGCAGCAATATCTGGGCGTCGTTACCTGGTGCAGGTTATGGTCAGTATGAACATAAAATCAGTGACCTGATTTCCCGGTTTAAAGAGGCTGGTGGGGTGGTAAATGAAGTTGAGCTATAAGCTGGTTATCGCTGCATTCTTCTTTACTGTCATCGGTTCTTTCATCTGGTCTGCCAACCACTACTACAGCAAATATCAGCACGAAAAGAAACGTGCTGATGAGGCTGTACAAAATGCCAAATCGGCAACTGTCATTACCAATAACGTCCTGCAATCACTGCAAATCGTCAATACAGTTCTGGAGGCTAACCAGCATGCAAAACAGCAGATCACACTGGAGTCACAGAGAACCCAGGAAGATATCAAAGTGGCTGTTGCGGATGATGATTGTGCTTCACGTCCTGTGCCTGCTGCCGCTGCTGACCGGTTGCGGAAGTACGCGAACAGTTTACGTGCCTATTCCGGCGGTACCGTTGCCAGCAAGCCTGACTACTGAAACTCCCCAGCCAGTTATTCCCGATCCTCTGACCTATGGGGCCAGCCTGGATCTGAATGTGAGCCTGCTTTCGGCGTTGGGACAATGCAATATTGACAAAGCGGGGATTAGAAGTATCGAGATGCGCCGTAACGCTTTGCTGGCAGCAGTCAAATAGTCCGGACAAAGAACAGGAATATATTTATGCCCCCTCGAACCCCAAAAGCCTGCCGTGTTCGCGGCTGCCGCCATACCACCACTGACCCGTCAGGCTATTGCGAAAGCCACAAAAGCGAAGGCTGGAAGCAATACAAACCTGGACAATCCCGTCATCAGCGCGGCTACGGTTCGAAGTGGGACAGTATCCGCGCGCGTGTCCTGAAGCGTGACAAAGGCCTGTGTCAGTTATGTCTGCGTTCTGGTGTGGTGCGTGAGGCGAAAACTGTTGACCACATCATCCCTAAAGCGCATGGCGGCACTGATGCCGACTGTAATCTGCAGAGTCTGTGCTGGCCGTGTCATAAGGCGAAGACGGCCCGTGAATGGCTTAAGTGATAATAATTCTCAACTGTCTGAGGGGAGGGGCGGGTCAAATCTCTGCGGCCTGACGTCTTCAGGACTGCCCGCCCCATCGTTTTTTTATACCCGCGAAAAATGAAATTTAACCAGGAGTGCCGCATATGGCTGGAACGGCGGGGCGTTCCGGGCGTCGCCCCAAGCCAACGGCGCGCAAGGCGCTGGCCGGAAACCCCGGCAAGCGAGCCCTGAATAAAGATGAACCTGTTTTTACGCCCATCAAAGGTGTTGAGCCACCGGAGTGGTTCGCTGAAGAAGATCTCCCTCTCGCTACGATCATGTGGCAACTGACAACCAAAGAACTCTGCGGTCAGGGCCTGCTGTGCGTGACTGACCTCGCGGTGCTTGAGCGGTGGTGCGTGGCCTACGAGTTCTGGCGACGTGCCGTGAAAAATATTGCCAGACAGGGCAATACCATCACCGGTGCAATGGGCGGTATGGTCAAAAATCCGGAGCTGACCGCCAAGAAAGAACAGGAGTCCGAGATGAGCAGCACGGGGGCAATGCTCGGACTCGACCCCAGCAGCCGCCAGCGTCTGATTGGCCTGGCGGGGCAGAAGAAAGCCACTAACCCGTTTCTGAAAATCATCGAATCATGAGCCGGAAATCTTACCCCAACGTAAATGCTGCCAATCAGTATGCCCGTGATGTCGTGCGCGGAAAGATTGTGGCCTGCCAGTTTGTGATTCAGGCCTGCCAGCGCCATCTTGATGACCTGATGGCGGAAAAAAGTAAGTCGTTTCGTTACCGCTTCGACAAGGACCTGGCTGAACGGGCCGCGAAATTTATTCAGCTGTTGCCACACACCAAGGGGGAGTGGGCATTCAAGAGGATGCCCATCACGCTGGAACCGTGGCAGCTCTTTGTGATCTGCTGTGCGTTTGGCTGGGTCAATAAAGGCTCCCGGCTGCGCCGCTTCAGGGAGGTGTATACCGAAATCCCCCGTAAGAACGGCAAATCGGCAATCTCTGCCGGTGTTGCCCTGTATTGTTTTGCCTGTGATAACGAGTTTGGCGCGGAAGTGTATTCCGGTGCCACGACAGAGAAACAGGCGTGGGAAGTCTTTCGCCCGGCGCGACTGATGTGTAAACGCACACCCATGCTGACGGAAGCGTTCGGGATTGAGGTTAACGCCTCAAACATGAACCGTCCGGAGGATGGCGCGCGGTTTGAACCGCTGATCGGCAACCCCGGTGATGGCTCATCACCCCACTGTGCGGTGGTGGATGAATATCACGAGCATGCCACCGATGCGCTTTATACCACAATGCTTACCGGGATGGGGGCGCGACGTCAGCCACTGATGTGGGCCATCACCACCGCCGGGTACAACATTGAGGGGCCGTGCTACGACAAGCGGCGGGAAGTCATCGAGATGCTCAACGGCTCGGTGCCTAACGATGAACTGTTCGGGATCATCTATACCGTTGATGAAGGTGACGACTGGACCGACCCGCAGGTGCTGGAAAAAGCCAATCCAAATATTGGCGTGTCGGTTTATCGCGAATTTTTGTTAAGTCAGCAGCAGCGTGCGAAAAATAACGCCCGTCTGGCAAACGTCTTTAAAACAAAACACCTCAATATCTGGGTGTCGGCGCGTTCGGCGTATTTCAACCTGGTGAGCTGGCAGAGCTGCGAGGATAAATCACTGACCCTTGAGCAGTTCGAGGGGCAGCCGTGCATTCTGGCCTTTGACCTGGCGCGTAAGCTGGATATGAACAGCATGGCGCGACTTTATACCCGCGAGATTGACGGTAAAACGCATTACTACAGTGTGGCCCCGCGTTTCTGGGTACCGTATGACACGGTGTACAGCGTCGAGAAAAATGAAGATCGACGGACAGCCGAACGCTTTCAGAAATGGGTGGAAATGGGCGTTCTGACCGTTACTGATGGTGCGGAGGTGGATTATCGCTACATCCTCGAGGAGGCCAAAGCGGCGAACAAAATCAGCCCGGTCAGTGAGTCACCCATCGACCCCTTCGGGGCGACCGGGTTGTCACATGACCTTGCTGATGAAGACCTGAACCCCATCACTATCATTCAGAACTACACCAACATGTCCGACCCGATGAAAGAGCTGGAAGCGGCAATTGAATCGGGGCGCTTTCATCATGATGGCAATCCCATCATGACCTGGTGTATCGGCAACGTGGTCGGCAAAACCATTCCGGGTAACGATGATGTGGTGAAGCCCGTCAAAGAGCAGGCGGAAAACAAAATCGATGGTGCAGTTGCGCTGATTATGGCAGTTGGCAGAGCCATGCTGTACGAGAAAGAAGACACGCTGTCTGACCACATTGAGTCCTATGGGATCCGCTCGCTTTAACTGAGGTAATTATGATCATGCTGATTCTCGCGCCTCTGGTGGGCGTGCTGGGGGCGCTTTTGCTGGCGTATGGTGCCTGGCTGATTTATCCCCCGGCGGGGTTTGTTGTTGCCGGGGCGTTGTGCCTGTTCTGGTCGTGGCTGGTGGCGCGATATCTCGACCGTACACAGTCGTCTGTCGGCGGAGGTAAATAGTGTTCTTTTCGGGATTATTTCAACGAAAAAGTGACGCACCGGTGACCACGCCAGCAGAGCTGGCGGATGCTATCGGGTTGTCCTACGACACCTATACCGGAAAGCAGATCAGCAGCCAGCGGGCCATGCGACTGACGGCGGTTTTTTCCTGTGTCAGGGTGCTGGCGGAGTCGGTCGGGATGTTGCCCTGCAACCTGTATCACCTGAACGGCAGCCTGAAGCAGAGAGCCACTGGCGAACGTCTGCATAAGCTGATCTCCACGCATCCCAATGGCTATATGACGCCGCAGGAGTTCTGGGAGCTGGTGGTCACCTGTCTGTGCCTGCGGGGAAACTTTTACGCCTACAAAGTGAAAGCATTTGGCGAAGTGGCTGAACTGCTGCCCGTCGATCCCGGCTGTGTGGTACCGAAGCTTAACAGTAGCTGGGAGCCGGTCTATCAGGTCACATTCCCGGATGGCTCCACGGATGTACTGAGCCAGGAGGATATCTGGCATGTGCGCACGCTGACGCTGGACGGACTGGTGGGGCTGAATCCCATCGCCTATGCCCGCGAGGCAATATCGCTGGCGGCAGCGACCGAAGAGCACGGGGCCAGACTGTTCAGCAATGGCGCGGTGACGTCGGGTGTGTTGCGTACAGAGCAGACGCTGTCAGATCAGGCTTATGAGCGCCTGAAGAAAGATTTTGAGGAGCGTCACACCGGGCTTGGCAATGCTCACCGCCCGATGATCCTTGAGATGGGGCTGGACTGGAAGTCGATGGCGCTGAACGCCGAGGACAGCCAGTTCCTGGAAACCCGCAAGTTTCAGCTTGAAGAAATCTGTCGTCTGTTCCGGGTGCCGTTGCACATGGTGCAGAACACCGATCGTGCCACCTTCAACAATATCGAAGAGCTGGGGCTGGGATTTATCAACTATTCACTGGTGCCGTATCTGACCCGCATCGAACAGCGGATCAACACCGGACTGGTACGAAAAAGTAAGCAGGGCGTTTATTACGCCAAATTTAACGCCGGGGCGTTACTGCGCGGGGATATGAAGTCCCGTTTTGAAGCCTACGCCACCGGGATCAACTGGGGAATTTACTCTCCCAATGACTGCCGCGACCTGGAAGATATGAATCCACGACCCGGTGGTGATGTCTATCTCACACCGATGAACATGACCACGAAACCCTCCGATGGCAGTAAAGCCGGTAAGCAGAAGGATAACGCCAATGCAGACGAAACAACGTCTTGATGTACCGCTGAGTCTGAAATCTGTCAGTGACTCCGGTGAGTTTGAAGGGTATGGCTCCGTCTTTGGTGTAAAGGACAGCCACGATGATGTGGTGATGTCCGGGGCATTTGCTGCTTCCCTGCGGGCGTGGAGTGACAGAAAAGCGTTACCTGCGCTGCTCTGGCAGCACCGCATGGATGAACCCATCGGTGTTTACACTGAAATGAAGGAAGACGATGTCGGGCTTTACGTCAGGGGGCGGTTGCTCATTGATGATGATCCCCTGGCAAAACGCGCACATGCACACATGAAGGCCGGTTCGTTAACCGGCCTTTCTATTGGGTACGTCCTGAAGGACTGGGAATACGACCGGACGAAAGAAGCCTTTCTGCTGAAAGAAATCGACCTCTGGGAAGTCAGTCTGGTGACATTCCCGTCTAACGACGAGGCGCGGATCAGCGACGTCAAGAACGCACTGGCCCGCGGGGAAATCCCCGAACAGAAAAAAATCGAAAGAGTCCTGCGTGATGTCGGACTCTCCCGTACCCAGGCCAAAGCATTCATGGCCGGGGGCTATGGCGCACTGTCCCTGCGCGACGCTGAGGATGTGGGCTCTGCACTGAATGCACTGAAAAATCTGAACTTCTAATCAGGAGAAATACGATGGCGGTTGATATTAAAGATGTCGAACAGGTCGCGCAGGAGCTGCAGCAGAAGTTTGACGACTTCAAAGCAAAGAACGACAAGCGCGTGGATGCGATTGAGCAGGAAAAAGGCAAGCTTGCCGGGCAGGTGGAAACCCTGAACGGGAAACTCAGCGAGCTGGAAAATCTCAAAAGCGACCTTGAAAAAGAGCTGCTTGAGCTGAAACGTCCGGCAGGTGGAGCGCAAAATAAACTGGCCACCGAGCATAAAGAGGCGTTTGTGGGCTTCCTGCGTAAAGGCCGTGAAGACGGTCTGCGCGATCTGGAGCGTAAGGCATTGCAGGTGGGTACCGATGAAGACGGTGGCTACGCCGTGCCGGAAGAACTGGATCGCAACATTCTTAACCTGCTGAAAGATGAAGTGGTGATGCGTCAGGAAGCCACGGTGATCACCGTTGGCGGTTCCGACTACAAAAAACTGGTGAATCTGGGCGGTACGGCTTCCGGATGGGTGGGGGAAACGGATACGCGAGCCCAGACTGCCACCTCCAGACTGGAGCTGATTGAACCTCTCATGGGGGAAATCTACGGCAACCCGCAGGCTACCCAGAAAATGCTGGACGATGCCTTCTTCAACGTGGAGGCCTGGATCAACAGCGAGCTGGCAACCGAATTTGCCGAACAGGAAGAAATTGCCTTTACCTCAGGCGATGGCACCAAGAAGCCGAAAGGGTTCCTGGCGTATGAATCCACTGATGAAACCGACAAGGTCCGGGCGTTCGGCAAACTTCAGCATATTGTATCCGGCGAAGCGACCGCGGTGACCGCAGACGCCATTATCAAACTGATTTACACGCTGCGTAAGGCACACCGCACTGGCGCGAAGTTCATGATGAACAACAACAGCCTGTTTGCCATCCGTCTGCTGAAAGACACCGAGGGTAACTATCTGTGGCGTCCGGGGCTGGAACTGGGGCAGCCGTCCTCTCTGGCGGGTTACGGTATCGCTGAAAACGAACAGATGCCGGATATCGCCGCTGATGCGAAAGCCATTGCATTTGGTAACTTCAAACGGGGTTACACCATCGTTGACCGTATCGGCACCCGCATTCTGCGTGACCCGTACACCAATAAACCGTTTGTCGGTTTTTATACCACCAAACGCACCGGCGGCATGCTGGTCGATTCGCAGGCCATCAAACTGCTGAAGATTGCAGTGGCGTAATCACTCAGGGGCGCGGAACCGCGCCCCTGTTCTGACGGGTGAAGAATCATGATCCTGAAACAAGATCTGAAATGGTCACCGGACGGTATGCGTGTTGAGGTCATTCGGGCCGGTGAGTATGACGACGGGGCGCTTCCTGCCCGGGTGCAGGAGATTGCACTTCAGGCCGGGTTAGCAGAGCGCGGAATCAGTGCAAAAAGCAGTAAAGCGGCAAAAGAGAAAAAAGCCACGACCAGTAAAGAGGGCTGAGTATGCTTCTGACAATGGAAGAGATTAAAGCCCAACTCCGGCTGGATGAGGATTTCGATGCTGATGACCGCCATCTGCAACTGCTGGCCTGTGCGGCACAAAAGCGGACGGAAACGTATCTGAACCGGAAGCTCTATGCACCGGATGAAACCATTCCGGACAGCGATCCGGACGGGCTGCACCTGCCGGATGATATTCGTCTGGGGATGCTGATGCTTATCAGCCATTTTTACGAAAACCGCTCGTCGGTTACGGAAGTGGAGAAACTCGACATGCCGCAGAGTTTTGGCTGGCTTGTCGGCCCGTACAGGTACTTTCCGCAATGAAAATTCGTCAGGCGCAGACCAGCGCAACCTACATTCTGCCGGACCCCGGTGAACTGAATAAACGCGTCCTGATCCGCCTGCGGGTGGATATGCCCGCGGATAACTTTGGCGTGGAGCCTCAATACCCGGTTACGTTCCGGACATGGGCGAAGGTTATCCAGACCAGTGCCACCACCTGGCAGGAAACCGCGCAGACCGGGGACGCCATCACCCATTACATCACCATTCGTTACCGCCGGGGGATCACCGCTGATTATGAGGTGGTCTGCGGTGACAGTGTGTACCGGGTGAAACGTCAGCGCGATCTGAACGGGGCGCGGCGCTTTCTGCTGCTGGAGTGTACGGAGCTGGGCGAATGCAGGCAGAGTCACGGAGGCAACAATGACGACTTCCTTTTTGCACGTTGATTTTCAGCAGTCCGCGGAGATGCGCTTTAACCGCGCCCGTGTCCGGCGGGCGTTTGTCACGATTGGTCAGCGTCATATGCGTGATGCCCGTCGGCTGGTGATGCGCCGTGCGCGGTCGGCACCAGGTGAAAACCCCGGTTATCAGACCGGACGCCTGGCTCGTTCGATTGGTTACATGGTACCCAGAGCCAGTAAACATCGCCCTGGTTTTATGGCACGTATAGCCCCTAACCAGCGTAATGGAGAGGGAAACCGACGTATCACCGGTGATTTTTATCCGGCTTTTTTGTTCTATGGCGTGAGGCGAGGGGCAAAGCGTCGTCGCAGCCATCATCGTGGTGCATCCGGTGGCAGCGGCTGGCGACTGGCTCCACGTAATAACTTCATGGTGGAAACGCTTGAAAAGAACCGCAGCTGGACACGCTATTTTCTGGCGCGGGAATTGCGTAAATCACTGAAGCCGGAGCGACGACACAGATGAAACTGACGCCTGTTATTGCTGCGCTGCGTGCCCGCTGTCCGTATTTTGAAAACCGGGTGGCAGGCGCGGCCCAGTTCAAAAATCTGCCGGAGGTCGGAAAGCTGAAGCTCCCGGCGGCATATGTGGTACCGGGTGATGACTCTCCGGGAGAAAACAAAAGCCAGACCGACTACTGGCAGGAGCTGAAAGAGGGCTTCTCCGTGGTTGTCATACTGAGTAACGGGCGTGATGAGCGCGGTCAGTTTGCCTCGTATGATGTGGTGGACGATGTCCGGCAGATGCTCTTTAAGGCTCTGCTGGGCTGGAACCCGGAAGCGTGTGGTAACCCGATTACCTATGACGGCGGCACGCTGCTGGATCTGAATCGTCATGAGCTGATTTATCAGTTCGATTTTTCGGTCATCAGCGAGCTGACCGAAGACGATACCCGCCAGCAGGATGACCTGAACAGTCTGGATGAACTGCGAACGCTGGCGATTGATGTTGATTATCTCGATCCCGGTAACGGGCCTGACGGCGATATCGAACATCACACCGAAATACCCCTTCCTTCCTGAGGATCATCATGTTTGTGAAACCTGTTAAAGGGCGGTCAGTGCCTGACCCTGCCCACGGCGACCTTTTGCCCGCCGAAGGGCGAAATGTTGATGAGAACAACTACTGGCTGCGCCGTGAAGCAGCGGGTGATATCCGGCGCGTGAATAAAAAGGTGAACACCGATGACGATAAGCTTTAACACCATTCCGTCGAATACGCTGGTTCCGCTGTTTTATGCGGAAATGGATAACCAGGCTGCGAATACTGCACAGGACAGCGGAGCATCGCTGCTGATTGGTCATGCCAATAACGGTGCAGAGATTGTTGCCAACAGTCTGGTGCTGATGCCGTCGGCAGACTATGCACGCCAGATTTGTGGTGCGGGAAGTCAGCTGGCGCGTATGGTCGAGGCTTATCGCCAGACCGACCCGTTTGGTGAGCTGTATGTGATTGCCGTTCCGGAAGCCACAGGCGCGGCGGCAACGGTTAAGCTGACGGTGACCGGGGAAGCAACCGAAAGCGGCACGGTGAATGTCTATGTGGGACGTACCCGCGTGCAGGCTCCGGTGACCAACGGCGATAACGTCACGACGATTGCCAGCAGTATCCAGGATGCCATCAATGTCGTTCCGACTCTGCCGTTTACAGCTTCATCTTCGGCTGGCGTGGTCACACTGACCGCGCGTCATAAGGGGCTTTGCGGGAATGAAATTCCTGTCAGCCTCAATTACTACGGCTTCGGTGGGGGCGAAGTGCTGCCAGCGGGCGTACAGATTGCCGTGGCTACGGGGACCGCCGGAACGGGCTCTCCTGTTCTCACCGGCGCGGTGGCTGCAATGGCGGATGAGCCGTTTGATTATATCGGCCTGCCGTTCAACGACACGGCCTCCGTTAACACGCTGGTGACCGAGATGAACGATACCAGTGGTCGCTGGAGCTATGCGCGTCAGCTGTATGGTCATGTGTATACGGCAAAGATCGGCACGCTGTCAGAACTGGTGACCGCAGGTGACCAGTTTAACCAGCAGCACATTACCCTGGCGGGGTACGAAAAAGAGACCCAGACGCCTGCTGACGAGCTGGCGGCAAGCCGTACCGCCCGCGCAGCGGTGTTTATTCGCAACGATCCGGCACGTCCCACGCAGACCGGTGAGCTGGTGGGTATGCTGCCTGCGCCGAAGGGGAAACGGTTCACGATGACCGAACAACAGACCCTGCTGTCTCATGGCGTGGCAACGGCGTATGTCGAAAGCGGGGTACTGCGCATTCAGCGTGATGTCACCACGTACAGGAAAAACGCTTACGGGGTTGCGGATAACAGCTACCTCGACAGTGAGACGCTGCATACCAGCGCGTATGTACTGCGCAAACTGAAATCCGTCATTACCAGTAAGTACGGGCGTCACAAGCTTGCTAGTGATGGTACCCGCTTTGGTCCCGGTCAGGCGATTGTCACCCCGGCGGTGATCAAAGGGGAACTGCTGGCAACCTACCGTCAGCTTGAGCGTGCGGGGATCGTGGAAAACTACGAACTTTTTAAGCAGTACCTGGTTGTGGAGCGTGATGCCAGCGATCCGAACCGCCTGAACACGCTGTTCCCGCCTGACTATGTTAACCAGTTGCGTGTCTTTGCCGTGGTTAACCAGTTCCGTCTTCAGTATTCAGAGGAGTCCGCATAATGGCCCGTATCGGGGGAACCTGTTATTTCAAAATTGACGGTCAGCAGCTATCGCTGACCGGCGGCATTGAGGTGCCCATGAACAGGACGGTTAACGATGACATCATCGGTCTGGATGGTTCAGTGGACCGCAAGGAAACTCACCGCGCGCCTTATGTCAAAGGAACCTTCAAGGTGCCGAAGAATTTTCCGGTGAGCAAAATCACCTCGTCTGATGAGATGACCATCACTGCCGAGCTGGCGAACGGTCAGGTCTATGTACTGTCGTCTGCCTGGCTGCACGGCGAAGCGAACCATAATGCCGAAGAAGGCACGGTTGATCTTGAGTTCCACGGTGAAGAAGGGGATTACCAGTAATGAAAGAGCTTGAGTTAAAGAAACCGATTATCGCTCATGGCGAGACACTCTCCGTACTGGAGTTTGATGAACCCACCGGGAAGGATGTCCGCGAGCTGGGGTATCCTTACCAGATGAATCAGGATGAGTCCGTCAGACTTCTGGCGCATGTGGTGTCGAAATACATTGTGCGGCTGGCGAAAGTGCCGCAAAGCTCTGTCGACCAGATGTCTCCGGCAGACCTGAATGCAGCGGCGTGGCTTGTGGCTGGTTTTTTCCTCCAGGCCTGACGGCTGAATACCTCACTGATCGCTTCTTTGACTGCGCCAGTTACTGGCGCATTAATCCCTTCGAATTGCTGAATATGCCGATCAGTGAAATTCCCTTGCTGGTCAGTCAGGCAAACAGGATAGAGCAGGAGAAACGCACACATGGCTGAATTTGAGCTTAAGGCGTTGATCACCGGTGTCGACAGGCTTTCTCCGGCGCTGTCGAAAATGCAAAAGAAAATCCGGGGATTTAAACGCCAGGCGGAAGAAGCGTCACAGGGTGGGCTGGCGCTTGGTGGCGGACTGGCAGCGGGTCTGACGCTTTCCCTGAAATCTTATGCCGATCAGGAAAACGCCGCCACCGGGCTGAAAGTCGCCATGATGGATGCGAACGGCGAGGTCGGAAAGAGCTTTCAGGACATCAATAAACTGGCTATTGGCCTGGGTAACCAGCTACCCGGTACAACGGCTGATTTTCAGAACATGATGCAGATGCTGGTGCGTCAGGGGATCCCGGCAGAAAACATTCTTGGCGGTGTGGGTAAAGCGACGGCTTATCTTGCGGTACAACTGAAAAAAACACCGGAAGCGGCTGCTGAGTTTGCCGCAAAGATGCAGGATGCTACCGGAACGGCGTCAGAAGACATGATGGGGCTGTTCGACACTATCCAGAAGGCGTTTTATCTGGGCGTTGACGATACCAACATGTTGTCCTTCTTCACTAAAACCAGCTCTGTTCTGAAGATGGTGAACAAGGACGGTCTTCAGGCTGCACAGAGCCTTGCCCCCATCAGCGTCATGATGGATCAGATGGGGATGAACGGGGAGTCGGCAGGTAACGCCCTGCGAAAAGTTATCCAGTCCGGATTAAGCGTTAAGAAAATCAGGGACGTCAATAAAATCATGGCCCGCCAGAAACTCGGGGTACAGCTCGATTTTACTGACGGCAAAGGGAGTTTTGGCGGTCTTGATAACATGTTCAGGCAACTGGCAAAGCTGCGAAAACTGACCGACGTTAAACGAACTGGTGTACTTAAGGCAATATTTGGTGATGATGCCGAAACCCTTCAGGTGGTCAATGCGCTGATCGATAAAGGAAAGGATGGCTACGATCAGATCCAGCAGAAGATGAATAAACAGGCCAGCCTGAATAAACGTGTTCAGGCACAGCTTGGTACGCTGTCCAACCTGTGGGAGGCAATGACAGGGACCGCAACTAACGGCCTTGCGGCTATTGGCGGCGCATTTTCTGGTGACGCTAAAAATATCACGCAATGGCTGGGGGAGTTGGGGGAAAAATTCACGAAGTTTGCGGATGAAAATCCCCGGGTTATTCGCGGCGTCGTCGGGCTTGCTGCCGGTCTTGCGATTCTGAAACTGGGATTGATGGGCGTGGGCAGTGCCATCAGTATTGTCAGCAGGATCATGTCGATGACGCCGATTGGCATGATTGCGACGGCGATTGCTCTGGCTGCGGGATTAATTATCACTAACTGGGATGTTGTCGGACCTTATTTCAAGAAGCTCTGGGAAACCATTGGTCCTTATTTTGAGGCTGGCTGGGAACTCCTTAAGAAAGTTTTTGCCTGGTCGCCGCTGGGGATGGTGATCAATAACTGGGGGCCGGTTGTTAAGTGGTTTCAGGATATGTGGGACAAGCTGAAGCCAATTATTGAGTGGTTTACCGACAGTTCCGGTGACACGGTCGATGCCATTAACTCTGCGCAGTGGGGCGCGGGTGCTTATGATGCTTATGGGACGGGAATACCGGCACGGGGATACACTCCTTATCCGGCGGTGGATCCGGCTCAGGCAAACAACGCCTCCGATGCCACAGGCCCGAATCCCTTCATGATTAATAAAGCTACCGCGCCAAAAGTTGATGGTGAGATCAAGGTATCATTTATAAATATGCCACCAGGTATGCGGGTTACGGAAACACGCTCCAGTGGCATTGATATAAATCACGATGTTGGCTATACCCGATTTTGGTAGCCAGGATTCCCCTCACATGTATTGCTGGTTGTAAGTCATAAATAGAGTGATAGAATTAATGCACATTTAGAAAAATGTTAATAGGCGAAAAATGAAAGGCTATATCACAGCAAGTGTAATTCTTGGAGCAGCGGCTATTTTTTCATCTCTCATAATCTCTGGCAACATCTCCTTTAAAGATGAACATATTATTCAGTTATCTGGAGGAGCCATAAAACTTGGTGATGTTTATAAAGAAAATAAATTGATAAGTGCAAAGATTATTTTTCCAGATAATCAGGGTGAACAGATTCTTGTTGTCGACGGCAATCCTGAAAACTTTAAGGAGGATTTTCAGGAGAAATTAAATAAAGTAATAAAAACTTTAAATGCGTCAAAGAAAAAAGATGAAGAGAAAGTTAGTCTGGATAATTTAAGTGTTATTGAAGAGTCTAAACTAGAGCTCGTTTCTGCGGTGCGTTACTCTGCTCAGTATGTTCCTATGTTTACTCTGACGCTGGACAAAAAAGAAATTACCATGCCTAAAAATACGGTAATATTTCCATTTGCCAGCGATGAAACAGCTAAGTATTTAAATGAACAACAGCAAAAGTATAAAGATTCGTTGTTTCTGACTCGCTAATTAATAAAATTCATTACAAGGCCACCTTCTAATAGGTGGCTTTTTTATTTTCGGAGTGTATATGACGTGGAAAGACAGGCTTCAGGATGCGTCATTTCGAGGTGTGCCGTTTAAGGTTGAAGAAGAAAGTGCGGGAACCGGTCGCCGTGTGGAAACACATGAATACCCGAACCGCGACAAGCCCTATACCGAAGATCTGGGAAAAGTCACTTTCCGCCCGTCCATCACAGCTTATGTGGTGGGAGATGACTGCTTTGACCAGCGCGATCGCCTGATTGAAGCGCTGAATAAACCCGGTCCCGGCACGCTTGTCCACCCGACATATGGTGAGCTGAAAGTCTGTGTTGACGGGGAAGTTCGGGTCAGCACATCGAAAAGTGAAGGGCGTATTGTCCGCTTTGACCTGAAGTTTGTCGAAGCAGGAGAACTCTCTTACCCCACATCAGGTGCGGCGACGGCGCAGACGCTGATGTCATCCTGTTCTGCACTGGATGACTGCATCAGTGACAGCTTCAGCGGTTTCAGTATCGATGGCGTGGCAGATTTTGTGCAGAACGATGTCGTCGGTAATGCCAGCACAATGCTTGGGTATGTTTCTGATGCGATGAAAGTGGTGGATTCTGCCGTATCGGATGCCGCCAGGCTGTTGCAGGGGGATATCTCGGTACTTCTGCCGCCGCCATCGTCAGGCAAAAATTTCGTTGAGCAGGTGCAGAAAATGTGGCGTACCGGGAAACGCCTTTATGGTAACGCCAGCGACCTGGTCACCATGATCAAAACGCTTTCCGGTGTCAGCCTCGGCAGCGATCTGCAACCGCGCGGCGTCTGGAAAACGGACAGTAAAACCACCGCCACGGCGACGCAGCAGCGTAACGTGGTTGCCAGCACCCTTCGTACGACCGCAATCAGCGAAGCGGCGTATGCCGTCACCCGATTGCCTGCGCCAACAACTTCCGCGGTGATGCAGAATTCCGCAGTGGGGCAGGCAACAACACCCGCGCAGAGTACTGGCTGGCCTTCCGTCACGCATCCGGCACTGAACAATGCACCGGCGGTGAAAAACACGGTTGACCTGCCGACGTGGGAAGAACTGACTGACATTCGCGACACACTGAATACGGCAATTGATAAGGAGTTGTCCCGTACAACCAGCGATGCGCTGTTTCTGGCGCTGCGCCGGGTGAAAGCAGATCTGAATGCGGATATCAATACGCGCCTTGAACAGTCTGCACGGATCATTCAGCGCACACCGGATGAGGTTTTACCCGCGCTGGTGCTGGCGGCGACCTGGTTTGATAACGCGGCGCGTGACGCGGACATTATCCGGCGTAATGCCATTACGCATCCCGGCTTTGTGCCGGTGATCCCTCTGAAGGTGCCAGTGCAATGAACGACAATGTCACGCTACGGGTAAATGGCCGGGAGTGGAATGGCTGGACATCGGTGCGCATCGGTGCCGGTATTGAACGGCTGGCGCGGGATTTCAGTGTGGAGATCACCCGCCAGTGGCCGGGTGATGAGGGTATCACCACGCTTCAGCCGCGCATTAAAAACGGTTCAAAAGTGGAGGTGCTGATTGGTGATGAGCTGGTGATCACCGGCTGGGTGGAGGCTACGCCCGTTCGTTACGATGCCCGTTCGGTCAGCACCGGTATTGCCGGACGCAGTCTGACCGCTGACCTGATTGATTGTGCAGCCGAACCGACACAGTTTAACGGACGATCACTGGTACAGATTGCGCAGGCGCTTGCTGCGCCTTTCGGCATTGAGGTGGTGAACAGCGATGCGCCGTCGGGTGTTATTCCGGATGTCCAGCCTGATCACGGTGAAACGGTGATCGAGGTGATCAACAAAATACTCGGTCAGCAGCAGGCACTGGCTTACGACGACCCGCACGGCAGGCTGGTGATTGGCGGTATTGGCTCAACGCGGGCACATACTGCGCTGGTACTCGGGGAAAACATCCTTTCCTGCGATACGGAGAAGAGTATCCGGGAGCGGTTTTCTGTTTACCAGGTGGCGGGGCAGCGTGCCGGAAACGACGATGATTTCGGTGAGGCCACCACCACCGCGCTGCGGGCCCGCACAGAGGACGCATTTATTGCCCGTTACCGTCCGATGTATATCAGGCAGACAGGGCAGGCTACGGGGGCAGGCTGTATTGCCCGTGCGGACTTTGAAGCCAGACAACGGGCGGCGCGGACGGATGAAACCACCTATGTGGTGCAGGGCTGGCGACAGGGTAACGGTACGCTGTGGCAGCCCAACCAGCGGGTGATTGTCTTTGATCCTGTCTGTGGTTTCGACAATACCGAACTGCTTGTTTCGGAAGTCACGTTTACTCAGGACCAGAACGGCACCCTGACGGAAATCCGTGTCGGCCCACCTGATGCTTATCTGCCTGAACCCGAAGCCCCCGGCGCGCGGAAAAAGAAAAAAGCCAGAGTACAGGAGGACCCGTTCTGATGAGGACGATTGAAGCCATGCAGCGACAACTCCTCGGCCTGATTGGGCGGGCGGTGGTGAAAAGCATCAGTGCCGCCACGAAATGTCAGACCGTGGATGTGTCCCTGATTGCCGGTGAACCCAAAGCCGGGGTTGAACATCTTGAACCCTACGGTTTTACCGCAAGGGCAAACAGCGGTGCGGAAGCGGTGGTGTTGTTTCCGGATGGTGACCGTTCTCATGCGGTGGTTGTTACGGTGTCGGACCGGCGCTACCGCCTGAAAGGGCTGCAGACGGGTGAGGTGGCTGTCTATGACGATCAGGGGCAGTCCGTGACGCTGACCCGGGAGGGGATCGTGGTGGACGGTGCAGGTAAAACGATCACGTTTCGCAATTCACCTAAAGCACGTTTTGAAATGGACCTGGAAGTGACAGGACAGGTGAAAGACCTGTGCGACTCCAGCGGCACCACCATGTCAGCGATGCGGCTTGCCTATAACGGGCATCGTCACAGAGAGAACGGTCAGGGCAGTAACACCGACAAACCTGATAAAGCGATGGAGGCATGATGGAACTGTGGCTGACGGTGAACGGTAAACGCACCTGCGCCAGCGCACCGCTGGATCCGCTGACCCGCGCCGTGGTGATTTCCCTGTTTACCTGGCGGCGGGCGGAGCCTGATGACAACGCCGACGTCCCGATGGGATGGTGGGGGGATACCTGGCCTGCGGTACAGAATGACCGTTACGGCTCCCGACTGTGGCTGCTTCAGCGCAGCAAACTGACCAATCAGCTGGTGCAGACGGTAAGGGGGTATATCCGCGAATGCCTGCAATGGATGATTGATGACGGCGTGGTGTCCCGTATTGATCTGGATATCCGCCGCACCGGGATTAATGAACTGGGTAACAGTATCACTCTCTGGCGTCGTGACGGACCGGTAATGATTTCTTTTGATGATCTGTGGAGTGCGATAACGCATGGCGGACAGTGAATTTCAGCGCCCGACGCTGGCAGAAAATATCAGTATGCTCCGTAACGATTTATTCGCCAGGCTGGACGTCAGCGACACGCTCCGGCGCATGGATGAAGACGTGCGGGCAAAGGTGTATGCGGCGGCGCTGCATACGGTTTACGGGTACATCGATTATCTGGCAATGAACATGCTGCCTGACTTGTGCGATGAGTCCTGGCTGGCGCGACATGCTGCGATGAAACGATGTCCGCGCAAGGGGGCCACGGCTGCCAGCGGGTATATGCGCTGGGAAGGTGTCAGCGATGGCCTGAAGGTGACCGCCGGGAGTGTTATTCAGCGCGATGACCTGGTGCAGTACACGGCAACTGCCGATGCAACCAGCTCCGGTGGTGTCCTGCGCGTGCCGATCGCCTGCTCAAATGCAGGCGCGGTCGGTAACGCTGACGACGGTACGGCATTAATCCTGGTCACGCCGGTGAATGGTCTGCCGTCTTCCGGTGTGGCTGACACCCTGACAGGCGGATTTGATACTGAAGAGCTGGAAACGTGGCGCGCCCGCGTCATTGAGCGGTATTACTGGACGCCGCAGGGCGGGGCTGACGGGGACTATGTCGTCTGGGCTAAAGAAGTGCCCGGCATTACCCGCGCATGGACATACCGTCACTGGATGGGAACGGGAACTGTCGGTGTGATGATTGCCAGCAGTGACCTGATTAATCCCATTCCGGAAGAATCAACGGAAACGGCGGCAAGACAACATATCGAGCCACTGGCCCCGGTGGCAGGCTCTGATTTGTATGTGTTCAGGCCGGTGGCACATACGGTGGATTTTCATATCCGCGTGACGCCGGACACACCGGAAATACGGGCTGCCATCACCGCGGAGTTGCGTTCGTTCCTGCTGCGTGATGGTTATCCGCAGGGAGAACTGAAGGTATCGCGTATCAGTGAGGCGATTTCCGGTGCGAACGGGGAATACAGCCATCAGTTGCTTGCACCGGCAGACAATATCTCCATTGCGAAAAACGAACTGGCGGTACTGGGGACGATTTCATGGACGTGACAAACGATGATTACATCCGTCTGTTGTCAGCACTGTTGCCGCCCGGTCCGGCGTGGTCAGCCAGCGATCCGGCGATTGCCGGTGCGGCACCGTCATTAACCCGTGTTCATCAGCGTGCGGATGCCCTGATGCAGGAGCTGGATCCGCGCACCACCACCGAACTGATAAACCGCTGGGAGCGTCTGTGCGGCCTGCCGGATGAATGTATTCCGGCAGGGACGCAGACCCTTCGCCAGCGTCAGCAACGGCTGGATGCGAAGGTTAACCTGGCGGGCGGCATCAATGAGGATTTTTATCTTGCACAGCTTGCTGCCCTGGGCAGACCAGACGCCACCATCACGCGATACGACAAAAGCACGTTCACCTGCTCATCGGCCTGTACTGACGCGGTGAATGCGCCGGAATGGCGGTATTACTGGCAGGTCAACATGCCAGCCGCCACCAACACCACCTGGATGACATGTGGCGATCCCTGTGATTCCGCGCTGCGCTTCTGGGGGGACACCGTTGTCGAGTGTGTTCTTAACAAACTCTGCCCGTCGCATACCTATGTGATTTTTAAATATCCGGAGTAATCCATGCATCGTATAGACACGAAAACCGCGCAGAAGGATAAGTTCGGCGCGGGTAAGAACGGTTTTACCCGTGGTAACCCCCAGACCGGCACGCCTGCCACCGATCTGGATGATGACTACTTTGACATGTTGCAGGAGGAGCTTTGCAGCGTTGTGGAGGCATCCGGTGCCAGCCTGGAGAAGGGGCGGCATGACCAGCTGCTTACCGCGCTTCGTGCGCTGCTGTTAAGCCGCAAGAATCCGTTTGGCGATATCAAATCGGATGGCACGGTGAAAACAGCTCTCGAAAACCTTGGTTTGGGAGAAGCGGCAAAACTTGGCGCTGCTGTAGGGGTAACGGGTAATACCGGGAGAATATTGATCCCGGCTTTAATTGGTGGGGTTGAACAAAATATCATTTTCCAGTGGGTCTCTGGATTTCTTTCCGATTCGACTGGAGTAGCAACCGTGACATTACCTATGGCATTTCCTAACGCTCTGTTTCATGCCACTGCGATTGACTCAGGTGCTTCTGCTAGCTCGTGGAATGGATCGGCCGGCACAACGTGGGGCTTCGATATTGGTGGCTCTACCAGAACGACAGTCAAAGTTCGTGTTTTAAGAACAACTAATGGGACTTCATGGGCGGGTGCTTCAGCTGCCGGTTGTTTATTCGCAATAGGTTATTAACATGAAAACAAGATACTTTTATGACGCCGTTGATAACGGATTTTATATTGAACCTGAAAGCAGGTTTATTCCTGAATCAGCTATTGAAATCAGTGTTAACCTCTACAACCAATTTGCTGGTATTGCCTGGCCTGAAGGTAAAATGCTTGGTGCAGATAGCACTGGACTGCCCGCTTGGGTCGATGCGCCGCCTCCAACGCATGAAGAGCAAATAGCGGCGGCAGAACAATATCGCCAGCAACGGCTACAGCAGATTGACGAAGTAACCGCCGACTGGCGGGTTGAATTAATGCTCGGCGATATAAGTGACGAGGATAAAGCGAAATTGTCTGAGTGGATGGCGCATAAAAAAGCGGTGAAAGCCGTCGATACGTCAACGGCCCCTGATGTCATCTGGCCTGAACAGCCGGAGGCGTAGGCCATTCAATATCTGGCGCACCGGAAGTATCAACCAGTTCCAGTGCGTCCAGATAATCCAGCCACAAATTATATTGCGCCAGTTCGTCACCTTTCAGACGACCAATAGCGGCTTTACCGGGCCATTGTTTACTGTTCATGTATTCGTTGGCCTGGTTAATTAGTAGCTGTCTTTCTGATTCAGTAATTTCAATAAGCTCTTCATGCGTGGGTGGAGGAATATCAGCCCACGCAGGCAGCGCATCATCTCCGGCAATACGGACTTTTCCTTGTGGCGGTTCAGCCATAAACTCACTGACAATATTTTGATTCACTTCTTTCACATCTGATAAATCCCATCCCTCTGATTTATATTTATCAATCATATCCACAGGGAAAAAAGCATTATGTCTGGCACTATAAACATATTTGTTCATATAAATCACCCTGAATAAAATTACTCGCCAACAGCCCACCAACAGTAATTCATGGTAACAGTTGGACTTGTCGAGGTTGTTCTAAAGGCAGAATAAAACCCTGTTAACCCTGGCTCTTCAGTTGTCATCATAAAACCACGACCACTCCCGGCAGTTGAACCACCATCACCAGAATGTGAAAGCAAGGCAATATCAGCTTTTTTAGGGAAAGGTATATTAAATTCTACCCGTAGTGTCTGACTCGCAAGCGTAGGAGACACACGCCCACGACCATATTGCAGGATTTTCCCGTTGGGTAATTTCATCCATCCATCACCACTGGCAAAAGAGGCCATGTCCGGTATCTGATTTTCCCCTGTTCCCACATTTCGTTTCGCCGCTTCTCCCAAACCAACGTTTATGAAAATGCAGAAATAACGAGCAAATGGCATCATTCCTGCTTTTGTCAGGGAGATCTACCATGCTTATTGGCTATGTACGTGTGTCAACAAATGACCAGAACACCGATCTGCAACGTAATGCACTGAACTGCGCGGGATGTGAGCGGATTTTTGAGGATACAATCAGTGGCACTAAGTCCGACAGACCAGGGCTGAAAAAACTGCTCAGGACATTATCGGCAGGTGACACTCTGGTTGTCTGGAAGCTGGATCGGCTGGGGCGCAGTATGCGGCATCTTGTCGTGCTGGTGGAGGAGTTGCGCGAACAAGGTGTTAACTTTAGTAGTTATGTTATTACAGGTGGGGGATTTCTCCCCCTTATGCAGATTTTCTAGTTAACTATTGGCGAAGTGGCCATATTTTTCTGTTTTTTAAAAAACTATCTCCAACTATATAACTGCAACAATGTTCACTAAGGCCATAAAAACTAATTATTCCATATTTATGAGAAGCTATATCAGACAGTTCTGCTAATACTGTGGCAAGCCAACGAGCGATGCTAAGAGAATAGAATCTTCCCCATTTTTGAACAATGGTATTTTGTCCAGTACGGATGGAGGCTGATATAAGGTCTTGCATCATGTTGGTACTTTCATTCATATACATGATCGTTGTATACGGCGAAAGAGTGGCATTGATAAACCTAGCATTTTCTTCAACACGTCTTTGTTCAACTGTATAATAATAATGTTTTTCAAGGATACTCTCGGCTACTTCTCCCCACCATTTATTAATAGGTTCATTATTGGTTAAATTGGGGCTGCTTAATGAAGAGAAATTTGCGTAACGTCCCCGTCGGGCATCAGCAAAGGAATCTAAACATTCAAGTATTTTGTAGGTGATTTTATGTGTAGGACGTGAATATCTCAGAGATAGTTGCATTTTTTTAGAAATACTATCAACCTCGTTGGTTAATTCAATGAGCTTATGTCCAAATTTTCTTACAATATTCTCGTCAGGCATTTTTCCTTTATGTTCAATGGCATAGTGTGCAACAAGTATTAGTTTAGCAAGTCTCTCAAAACCTACAGAAAGCCCAAAAAATGCAGTGTAATACTCACCTATTTTGTCTGCATAATTGGCTTTACCTATGGCTGTTGCCCCAGAACCAATGAGCTGTGTAACTAAAGATGCTTCTCGGCCCAGAGCGTGCCATGCTGGAATATCCCAGGGATTTTTATTCACTTTATTATTTTCCTTTGCTCATAAATTTAAATTGTTTGAGTATCTCATAAAATATAAGGAGGTGGTTAAGGTTGTTGATCGCATATAATAGCTATTGAAAGTCAAGAACTCGGTTTTATGTTCTACCACTAATTAATATATTGTGAATCTTACAATATATTAATTAGTATGATCAAACCAGCCATCAACTGATTCCTTGTATCTTTCAGAGTCTCCAGAATAAAAGCCTTAACGAATTCCTTATTTGTGAGTGCCTTACAAAAAGCCCATTGTTGCAGGGAACGAGTATAAAACTCGTCAGCTACTGGAGAAGGCTACCTGAACTTCGATCTATTCCTGCATCCATATAGTTGATGGTCTTCTGGAGCTCTTCGATTAGGGCAACAGCTTTTGCTCGAGAAATGCATATTAGGTGATCCGGAAATTCTTGTAAGGGCCAGTTTGGTATACAGGCCATGTTATCAGTGAAGGATGCAGACAAGTAAACTTCATTGGTAACCAGAGAATAGCTTACCTCAAAATTGGTGAGCTCCGGCAAACTGCTAACGTTTGACTCTTTTCTGCGCAT